AAATATGCTACAAGAAGTTGATTTAGATGATGCTGATAAAACAGAAATTTCACAAATTTTAAATTCTGAAAAACAAAATAAAAATTTTAAAGAAATAATTTCTCTTAAAGATATTGAAACACTTTTAAAAGAAAATGGTTTTTCTGTAAAAGAAGCAAAAACACTTATTTCAAAAGTAAAAGAATTTTCTCGTGATGAGAAAGAAGAAGTGAAAGAAGAAAATCGTGATGATTTATCTAAAAGCATTTCAAATTTAAAAAAGTTATTGCAAGAGCAAGAGCTTACTAAAAGTGTAGAAAATTTACAAATAATTTTAACAAAATTTAATTAAAAAATGACAACTGAATTAAAAAATGCGATTGATGGAATTGCCTCTATGGTATCCAAAATCCAAGAAACCAATAATGAGTTACAAAAAAAATACGATGGTCTAACCAATTCTACTCTTAAAAACTTACAAGGTGATTTAGACAAACAATTAAAAACTTTTGAAGAATTAAAAGCAGAATTTAAATCTTCTGAAGAAAGAGCAAAAACAGTTGAATCTATTTTATCTCGTCAAGAACAAAAGGGTTCTAATCAAGAATCAAACTCTGAATATAAAAATTCTTTGAGAAGTTATATTAGAAAAAATAAATTTATTGATGAGAAACTTTCTGACTCTTATATTAAATCAATTCTTGAAAAAGAGTATAAAGAAAGTGAATCTAAAGACTTAGACCTTCATTTAAAAACTCTTCGCTCTGATATTGGCCCAGATGGTGGTTATTTTGCAATGCCACAATACGGCGGCATTAGAACTGGTCGCTATTTTGAAACTACTCCAATGAATCAATTGGCTTATGTCGAAAACATTACTTCTAACGAATATATGATTACTTTAGATGATAATGAAAATGGCGGAATTATTCCAGTTTCTCAAATTACTGAAACTTCAGAAACTAATACACCGCAAGTTGGTCAATTAAAATTTTTAGTCAACGAATTTGCTGCTTTTACAACTGCAACTCAAACTCAATTAGATGATACTCCTGATGTTGAAAGTTGGTTGTTGAATAAAATGCAAACTAGATTTCAAAGAGACTTTAATACTTATTATGTAAGCGGGGACGGAGTTGATAAGCCAAAAGGTTTCTTATCTTATGATGCTTGGTCTTCTCCTTCAACTATTGCAGGCAATACTGGAACTTATCAAAGAGGCAAACTTGAGCAAATTTCTAGCGGCACTCTTGGCGCATTAACTGTTGATGGCTTAAAATGTCTTCAAGCATCTTTAAAAGATGAATATCAAGATAATGCTGTTTTTTTAATGAAAAGAATGACTTGGTTTAATACAGTTGTTTCTAAAGATGGAGTTGGTCAATATTTGATTAACCCTAATTTTATGAAAGAAGGAACTGATTTAACTCTTTTAGGAAGACCAGTTATTTTTTCTAATGATATGCAAGGCGTAGCAAACAATGCTTTATCTGTTTCTTATGGAGATTTTAAAGAAGGCTATCTAATTGTAAATAGACTTGGAATGAGAATACAAAGAAACCCTTACAAAACTCCTTCATTAGTTAAATTCTATGCTTTCGCTAGAACTGGTGGTGGTGTTAAAAACTTTGAAGCTATCAAGTTATTAAAACTTGCTGCTTAATTAATTAAATATTAGAGGAACAAATGGCTAAAAAAGAAATTACTACTTCACAAAAACCAGAAATTGCTTTGAATGTTCAAGCAATTACAACTAACACAACTACTGTTGGAAACGAAATTGATACCGCTTCTTTTGGAAATGGCATTAATTTTATTGTTTTTACAGGAGCAAGAACTGATGGAATTTTAACTCCAGCTATTACTGAATGCGATACTTCTGGCGGTTCTTTTACTGCTGTTGCTGATGAACATTTGGTAAAACAAGACACATCATCTTCAGTTGCTCCTGAAACTCAAGCTGTTTTATCTGCTGCTAACTCAGTAGCTAAAATTGGGTATCTTGGTCAAAAAAGATATGTTAAATTATCTTTTGTTTCAACTTCTATCACTAGCGGTTTAACTGCTGGTGCTTTGGTAGAAAAAGTAGGGAATATTGCTCCAGTAGCAGTTTAATTTTTAAAGAGGGGAGGTTAAAATCCCCTCTTTATTAAAATAATTATTTATGAAAATAAGAATTTTAAAAGATAATAATACGGCAACCGATCCAAGAACAATTGTGTTTTTTAAAAAAGATGAAGTTGTTGAAATAAAGCAAGATTTAGCTAGTGATCTTATTAAATATGGGTTAGCTATTGAAATTAAAGAAGAAAAAATGTTGGCAAAATTTGAAAACAAAGCTATTTTTTCTTCTCCTGAAAACAAAGAAGAAGTAATAACTTCTGAAATTATTGAAGAAGTATCTGAAAATAAAGAAGAAGTAATTGAAATTAACAATAAAAAGAAAGGTAAAAAATAATGACAGCAAATGTATTAAATACAATTGAGCAACCAAGCTCTGGCGGCGATAATAAATATGTTTTTGGTGGGTCAGTTGAAACTGGCAACGGTCAAAGCCTTAAAAAAGTATATTTGACTGTTGACATGACAACTATTTCTTCTGCTGCGGTGGTTTATTTACCATCTCCAGTTGCGGGAACTATTACCAAAATTACAACTATTATTAATGGAGCTATTGCAACAGCCAACGCCATTCTAACAGGTAGAATTGGATCAACTGCAATTACTAGCGGCGCAGTTACAATTCCTTTTTCTGGCTCTGCTGCTGGTCAAGTAAATTCTGCAACTCCTACCGCTTTAAATACTGTTGCCGTAGGAAATAATATCAACTTTACTGCTAATAATGCTTCTACTAATACAGTTAGAGCAACTATTGTAGTCGAAATTACATTATCATAATGGCTTCAAGAGATTTTGCACCAAAAATTAATTCTGACCTTAGCGTTACTATTGCAGTTGGACAGACAGTATCTAGTGCAGTTGACCTTTATGGCACTGCATTAGTTGGTTTTATTACTGATGCAAATTTGACTGGAACTGCCTTAACTTTTCAAGGATCAGATTCACTTGCTGGAACTTACAAAGCAATTGCACTTTTAAGCACTGGGGTTAATATTGCTGGCGTAGTAACAACTAATAAATATTACATTTTAGGAACTACTATAGATTTATCCGCAGTTAGATTTTTAAAAATTGTATCGGGTTCTGCTCAATCAACTAATCCGACAGTAATTACCTTGATTACTAAACCAATAAATTAAAATGATATTTTTTCAGCAACCAGTTAATTATACTTTAGTAACTGGAGCTGGATCAATATTGCCAGTTAATTTACCAGATGTAAAAAACTGGTTAAAAGTGCCAAACACGGTTGCAGTTGATGATAATTTGATTGTTTCTGTTATTAAATCTGCATCCTCTACATTTGAAAAAATAACAGGAAGAGATTTAATCAATAAGACTTACAAAACTTACCTAGACGCTTTTCCTTGCGTTAATGGGCTTAATTATTACACAGGCGTAAGCTCTTTAGCTCTTAAATATAATGACAACGGAATTGTTTTAAGAAAATCCAAGCTACAATCAATCACTTCAATTCAATATTATCTTGATGGAGTTTTGACAAGTTGGAATGCTGTTAATTATTACATTACAGATTTACCTGATTATTCTGCAATTTACCTTGTTGATGGTAAAGAATTTCCATCCGATGTTGACATTAAAAAACAAGCGGTTGTAATTAATTTTGTTGCTGGCTATGGCTCTTCTAACGCAAATGTGCCAGAAGATATAAAGCAAGCTCTTTTCCAATTTATTGCTTACCTTTATGAAAATAGAGGCGATTGTGCAAGTTCAAAAGATATGCAAGCAGCAATGGATTTATTCAGCCAATTTAAAATTGTAGATTTCTAATGGCAAGTTGTGCAAGAATTAAACCAAGACCAGCAAAAGCTTGCATAGGCGATATGCGAGCTTATGTTTCTATTTATAAAAAAACAAAGCAAGCTACAAGCACTACTGCCGTTAATCCTAACTTAAACCTTAAATTAATCGTTGAAACTTGGGCTTTGCAAAAAAGTGTAAGTGGCGAAGAAATATTTGATGGCGTAAATACGATCGGTAAAATTACTGACCATTTCTTTATTCGTTACGGCGTAATTACTGTTTCAAAAATCCACCTTTTAGAGTATGCTGGCAATAGATATGAAATTGTTGAAGTAATTCCTGATTACGAAGGAAGAAGTGAATTAACGCTTTTAAAATGCTCAATTAGAGGTAGTTCAGCTTTAACAAATACTAAAATATAAACATGTTTAACATACTAAATCTTTTTAAGGAAAAATTCCAATTAAACAACGAATTATTTAGTGATATTTTATTTGTTAATAAAGCACCTTCTTTTTTTAAAGAAAATTATCAAGAAGAAAAATTTTTACTTTTTACAAAAAAAGGACATTATTATTTTCAAAAACATTGTCCTTGTGGTGATGATGATTGCTTAGATAATAATCAAATTATTTTTAAAGCAACAGAGCCTCCAACTAATTGGGAAGAAGTAGGATTGCCTAATTTTAAAAAAGAATGGCATGAATGTTAAGTCTAAAATTCCAAAATCAATTTTCAATCTTGACAAGATAATTCAACAAGGAATTAGAAAGGGCTTGCAAAACAGTTCAATAGAAATTGCTGGTAGTGCAGGAACTACAACAGGCGGACTTATTAAAGATGAGATGAACAAGCCTAAAACAGGCAGAATTTACCCAATAATTGTAAAAAAAAGAAGAAAATATATAAACCATCAAGCCTCAAATAAAAGTGGTTTAGAAAGCTCTGCCGTTTTGTCTGGCGAATTAGCAAAAAGTGTTAGAGGAAAAACACTAGGAACTAATAGATTAGAAATATCAGCAGACACACCTTACGCAGCAATTCAAGAAAAAGGTGGAATAAATTCAGAAAACTCTTACGTTGCGCCAAGAAATAATCTTATCCGCCCAATTACTTTAGCTCGTGGCAACATTATGAATAACATAACGCAAGCTATAAATTCTAAAATAAAATAGTCACTATAAATTATATTTTTATTACATGAATTTAGACCCAAATTTTTTAGCTAAATTAGCGCAAGAAAGCGCGAACGAGACAATCAAAAGCAATTTTCGAGATTACTTTAAAAAATTCGCTTATCCGTTTATTCATCCAGGAAATAAACTGATTGAAACTTGGAGCATTGATTTAATGTGCGAATATGCACAAGCTGTTGCTGATGGAGAAATTAAAAGACTTATTGTAAATATCCCGCCAGGACTTATGAAATCCACAATATGGTCTTCCGCCCTCCCTTCTTATATTCTAGGCAGAACTCCTTACGAAAAAATATTTGCTATTTCAAACAAAGAAAATCTTGTAAATAGAAATATTGGTTGGACTAAAAGAATTACGGAAGAAAAAAAATTTCAAGAATTATTTCCTGAATTTAAAGCTGATGACAGAAAAAATACTGAAACACATTTTAGAACTACAAGAAGTGGAGAAATGCAGGGTTTTGCAACAGAGGGAAATATAACAGGAGAAAGGGCAAATTACCTTATTTTTGATGATTACATGTCTTCAACAATGATGCAATCTGAAGCTACAAATAAAAGACTTTTGCAAAAATATGATGATACTTTTGAGCGGCGTGCTGATGTAGTAAGAAATTCAATTACAATTATTGAACAAAGGCTAGGAACAAATGATTTAACTGGGTTTTTATTAAGAACAAGAAAGGATGAATATGAACATCTTTGCTTGCCAGTCGAATTTGAAGAAAAAAAATATTTTCACATTGGTAATTTTAAAAAAGAAGTTAATGAAGGCGATTTACTAGCTCCAGAGCTTTTAACAAAAGAAAATGTTGAACAATTAAAAAATCGTGTTGTTGATCCTGAAACAAATATTGCTAATGGTAAGCAAATATTTTTTACTCAATACATGCAAAAACCAATGGAAGATGGCGGTAATATAATAAAAATAGAATCTTTTCAAAGATTTGATTTAGAAAATTTACCAAATATGGAATTTGAATCAATATATGTTAGTGCTGATACGGCATCAAAGACAAAAAAAATAAATGATCCTTCAGGATTTCTTAAATTTGGAGTTAAAAAAAATTGTATATATTTGATAGACCGATATAATAAAAGATGTATATATTCAGAAACAAAACAAAATTTATTATTTTTTGCTGCAAAATTTCCTTCAGCAAATGATATTTTAATAGAAGAAGCATCAAGTGGTATTGCATTAATACAAGATTTAAGAAAAGAATGTCATTACGGCATAATTTCTGTATCAACCAATAATATACCAAAAGAAAATAGAATAAATAATTCTACTGGCTCTATTTCTAATGGTAATATTTTTATACCAAAAAATGCAACTTGGTTATTTGATTTTGAACAACAAGTTATGCAATTTCCTAATGGAAGACATGATGAAGATTTAGATTGTTTGGCTCAATTTCTTACTTGGTTTAAAAACAAATCTATTGATTGGGATAAAAAGTTTATGGTGTTTTAGAAGCGACTACCACATTTTACGCAATAAAAAGGTTTGTTTGAATTACAAAGAATAAGAACTAGCCAAACAAATATCCAAAAACCATAAGTAAGAATACTTAAAATAAAGTGCAAAATATGATTAGGAACTTTTTTATTTGCTGGCATAATTTTATCGCAACATCTGCAAAATCTTTGCTCTTGTTTGTTTGCCATGTTATTTAGATTTATTTTTTAGTTGCTCTTTTTCCCAAATAAGATAATTAAACGACATTTTTTCGCATGCAGTAAGTTTTTTTGATGGCTCATAATCTTTTTTATAAAATAAAATTAACTTATCTTTATTATCTCTAAATTTAAATTTTAATTTATGATTTTTATAGCCAATAATTTTAATATCTTTATGAGGAATTTCTTCGTAAAAACGAGTTTTTGGATTTACATTAAATATCCTATATTTTTCTAATAAGCTTTTAAGAATTACATTATAAGAAAATTTACAAGGAAAAATATTAATTAAAAACATTAATAATTTAGAGTTAATTTTCTTCATCAACATCTCCATCAATTTGCATTACAGAAGTTTCAAAGCCTTCATTATCTAAAACATCAAAATCAAATGTTCTAAAGGCAGATAAATCATCAGGTTCAACCCCATCGCCTTGATTAAACCAACCATTGGCTTGAAAGGTATATTGATGAACATAGTAAGAGCCATTAAACAAAAACATTCCGTTGCTTACAGAAATAAGGCTTGAGTATTTTACTTGATTAAGATTAGAGCTTGGTTTAAATCCAAGTA